TGACCATTATTTATTTCTTCAGTTGCCCATACATCAATATACTTTTTGTATGGATAGCCGAATTTTTTATGTCTACCCTCAAAACAATTTTCATCAAGTGTTGCTTTGCGTTCAATAACCATGTCGTGTTTTTTGGCATAGTATTTGATATAAAAGATTGCGTCTTTAGAAAGTGATTTCATTTTTTCCTCTTTCAGCTTTCCATTTAGCAAACTCAACTTGGTCTTTGTCGTCATTGTCACATTCTCTACTGATTGCGTCAGAAATATCTAACTTAATTTTAGACAGTTCTTTTTCTGTATCTAACATCATTACTTTTTTAATGATTGCTATTTTTAGGTCGTTCATTTTACTTTCTCCATTATTGTTAAACATATCTAGGATTTTAAGGGTTTATCCTAGATATGTCAATACTTACAGAAAATAGTTATTGTGTGGATTGTTGTTGATTGTAAGCCTTACGTAGAGCAATTTTTTGTTCTCTTGATATGCTCTTGTTTTTCATGCCTTTAATTCTATCGGCAAGATTTTTAGGATTGTAGATCACCAAGCCTGTTGAGTTGGTTCTAATTATTTCTGCGTCTTGAACATTTAATCCAAGTTCAGTACATAACTCAATCGCCTCGTCTAAATATTTATATCCTTTTAGACCAAGCTTAATTTCTTTCATTTGATTTAAAATGCTCTCAATCCATTTTTCATGAGCCATGATTAATGAGCCTTTAGCTTGTTGCCAAAACATCAAGACTTGATACTCATCTTTTGTGCAACCAATAGAACGATCACGACAATATTCTCGACCAATTAAATCAAGAACATAATCATTGTTCCATTCTCTTGCATATGATGTTTGATTATCTCGACCACCATTCGTTCCAAGATACTTGTCATTATTATCTTGAAATTTTTGTTGGTGTGGATTTCTTTCCTTATCTTTCATCTCAATATTAATGTCGGGATTACAACCCTCTCGCCCTTTTAGTTCATCTCTAAAATAGGCATATCCAAAATCTTCCGACTTGGAATTTTCATTTCCATTAATATTTCCATTTAGACGAAAATCAAAATGACTTTCAATATATTTTTCTTCCATAATTGGTTTGTCATTTCTATCACGACTTTCTTGTTCGCCTGTATAACCAAAATGAAAACAACTATCTTTTGCAATAGTGTCAACATTTTCAAACTTGTTTTGTAAATGATAAGCCATTTTAACATCTTCGGGAGTATAGTGTCGTCTAACTATACTTTCAGCAAGTTTCCACGTTTCATCTTGTAGAGGTTTCATAGCCTCTCTTGATTGCAAGAATTTTTCTTTCTCTTGCGTGTTCTCTTGTTCAAGATGTACTCGCATACGATTTGCGATCTTGTTTCTATATTCTTGATTTAGTCTTATTCTACTCATGTGTCCTTTCTTTTTTGGTGATTGCCAAGCACGTTTTTGTACTGCTACTTGGCAATTCACGTTTAATGATTTTATAGTTTTTGTACATATAAAAATAAATTTATATACCTATTGACATATATAGTCAATAGGATTATATAAGATATTAATTCTTTAAGATATAAAGACTTCGGTTTTTTGATGATAAAAGAATAAAACTTGAACCACCTAGACTATTGACATTGTCTTATTTTCTAGGTGGTAAAAGTGAGAAAGGAAAAATGAATAAAAAAGAAAAAAGAAAAGTCATTGCTAATATTTATTGGCAGTTAAAAAAAGACTTTAAACAGATGGAACTCCAAGACATTTATTATGATGTTGGTTTAATGGTTGGGCATTGTTTATGTGTAGATAAGCCTGACTTATCCAATAGGATTTACGCTAAATTTATGGGGTCTAAATGATAATATATGGAAAGCCATTAAGGGAACTTTTCTCTTTTTGGCCAAAATGGTTATGGATCGCTAATCTATTATTGATAGCAGTTTCATTGATCATTATATTTTGGTTTTAAATATGAACAAGCTTGAGCCCTGATCCATTGGGTTGATACGATAGTATCATGTAATAAGTATGCATATGTCCAATGGATCTGGGGTCAAGTCTGGTAGCTTAATAAGCTTGGGTTGCTATATGCCATTTTAGATATAGCACTTGACCAGTCAGGTGATCGGGTTAAAATCCGATCGTTAAATAACGGGGGAATGTCCCTAGGCCTGACAAACTTGAGCCCTGATCCAAGGAAAATAAAATATGGGGGAAAGCCGAATAATCCCCACGCTATATGAAAGCGGTGTCCACGGCTGGATCTGGGGTCAAGCTAATAGCCCGTAGCTAGCAATAGTGATAGGCCACAGGCTTGGCCTAAAAAAAATAAAAAAT